CCCCACTGCCTTTTAATAAGAGCAGTAGTATATGGTTTTAAGAATGAATCATTCCATACTCTAGGATAAGTTGATGGATCTAGTAAAGTAAAACAATCTATTACTAGATAATCATCAACTGATAAACTACCAAAATCAAGATCTAGATATAACCTATCTTGTCTCTTATTAAATCTAATCTGTTTCTCTGTAGTTAATAAGAAATTAATATCTTCTAGATATGTCTTTACCATAGCATAAGAAAGAAGTTCAGTAGCACCCCAATAGTAAATATCATTTAAGAATAACTGATACTTCACACTGAACATATTGTTAGTGATAGTATTACTTCCATCAAAATGGAATATCTTAGTAACTCCTATAACTTCTGGAGGAATAGGAAGATAATTACTATTTTCAGTATAACTGAATTGAGT